AGAACAGTATCTAGTAAATGCTATATCGGCAACTGAAGCTGAAGCAAAGATTTACGTAGAGTTCGAAGGAGAGTCTAACTTCTCAGTAGTAGGAGCAGTACAATCAAAAATATTAAAAGTATTGGAATAAAAAGTTGGACCTTCGGGTCCAATTTCTTATATTAGTAAAAAATAAAAAGTTATGACAGATTTTAAAGTTATTAAAAAAGGTAGCGTACCTTTCATTGACGAGGTAGAATTATTTAACGCCACAATGGGTAAACCAAACAATTATGAACCTACAATCCCCTCAAAAGACGAATGGATGTTTGTCTACAATTTCATCCTTGAAGAACTTGAAGAATATAGAGAGGCTTGCGAAAGAGGAGACATCGTTGAGGTTCTGGATGCTCTGTGCGATATTACTTATGTTTCCCTTGGGAACGGTGCTATGTTACATGGCCTTAAGGATAAGGTATGGCCAGCATATCAAGAAGTACAGGCATCAAATATGTCTAAAGCTTGTGAAACAGAAGAAGATGCTAAAGCAACTGTCCTTAAAAGAGCGAGCGAACAGGGTGAAGAATGTCATTATGAAAAAGTTGGCGACTACTATATCGTTTATAGAAGTAGAGATAGAAAAGTAATGAAAAATATAAACTACTTCCGTCCAGACTTAAAACAATTTTTTAACAAATAGAATATGCAAGAAGCAGTAGATCATTTAGAGAAGCATAAGGTCTTTATAGATACTTTAGCAACAGATATGATTCCTTTATCGGAAGCCTACAGAGCACTTGAACTAGCGGTTAACAAGCAACTAGAGGAAGTATTAGGGAGTCTGCAAAAAGGATTTAAGGATATAGGAATTAGTTTAGAAGATATAGAAAACGAAGAAGATAATGATTAAGCTGTTTCTGTTTAGTACAGCTATTTATAATAAATGAACTAAACAATGAACTACAGTAATCACTATGTACTTCTGATTGATAAAGCTAAATCAGAAAAAAGAAAGAAAGGAAAGACTTACTACGAGGATCATCATATCGTTCCAAGAAGTGAAGGAGGAACCGATAATAAGGAGAATTTAGTACTGCTAACTGCAAGGGAACACTATATTGCACATTGGCTATTATTTAGAGAAAGTCCAACGCAATCTAGAGCATTTGCGTTTTGGAGAATGAATACGAAAAATGTAAACCAAAGCTCTAGAGGATATGAAGAAGCTAGAGAAGCTCATGCATACCATATGTCAAAGCTAAGAAAGAGTACTCCGAGGGAAGAGAGTACGATAGCAAAGATGGAAGTTTGGAGAAAAGCAGCATTAAAGGAAGGTTTACATCCTTTTCAACAACCTAAATCTGAAGCTTGGAAAACTGCACATAGTGAAAGGCAGAAAGAATTAGTAGTACAGGGAAACCATAATTTTAACTCTACTAATACCAGAAACTGGGCATTAAATCGGATAAGAAAAGGAGAACATCATTTTCTATCCTCAGATTTTAACAAAGAGGGGTTTGAGATATACTTAAACGGCAGTTTTCTTGCATCTTTCGAATCGAAAGTTGATGCTGTAAGGCAAGGAGTAAAAGCCGGTGTGGTCGATAAGTTGAGAAAGCTTGGAGCTTATAGGGTTGAAAAAGGATCCTCTTTAAAAAAAGCTACGAAAGAGTTGTTTGTATTTAAAAAAAATGATATATTAGAGTATAAAAAAATTATAAGTTATGGCAATAAAGATTTATCACGAAGCTCCTAAAAGTATATTTAAGGAGGTTCAAAAAGTTACTGACGGGGATTATGCACTAGTACATTTATTTGAAGAAGATCCTGAATACTTACAACAGTTTAAGGAAGCAAAAGAAAGCGGTAGAGAAATAATCTTAGATAACTCTATCTTCGAATTAGAAGAGGCTTTCGATGCAGAAAAGTTTGCAGGATGGATATTAGACTTACAACCAGACTGGTATATAGTTCCAGATGCTTTAGAAGATGCAGAAAGAACTTGTAACCAAATGTTCGAATGGAATAACAAATATAAAAATCTTCCAGGAAAAAAAATAGGAGTTGTTCAAGGAAAGACATACAAGGAGATTAAAGCTTGTTATGAGTATCTAGATAAGACTGCAAATGTAGATATGATTGCAATCTCTTTTGATTATTCGTACTACGTTGAGACAGTTCCTCATCCTAACAAGTATGTAAGTTGGATGATGGGACGAGTTAAGTTACTAGGAGATTTATTAAAAGATGGTGTTATTAATACTGATAAGCCTCACCATTTACTTGGAAATGCGCTTCCTGTTGAAGGAAAATTTTATGGAAAGTATTCTTGGATCTACTCAATGGATACCTCCAATCCTGTAGTACACTCGATAAAAAGTATACAATATCAGGAGAATTTTGGACTATATTCAAAAGAATCTCAAAAGTTATTTGAACTTATCAATCAACCAGTAGAAACTATCGATTTAGATCTAGTAAAATTTAATATAAAGGAATTTAAAAAATACTGGAATTCGGATACTTTCTAGTTACTATTTCTCTACTACAAGACTGTTTATATTAAAAAGAAGATATGAAGTCAATAGTAGGATATAAAACAGTCAATAAAGTAAACGGAAACTATTACTACGGAGTTCGAACTTTATTGAGAGAGGCTGATCCATATCTTGGATCGGGTAGTAGGATAAAACAAGCTATAAAGAAATACGGAAGAGAGTCCTTTGTTCGACAGGACTTAGTAACCTTTACTTTATTTAAGGAAGGATTAGAATGGGAGAGAGGTATCTTAACAGAGGAGGTATTAGCAGATCCAAAATGCTATAACTTGAAGCCAGGAGGAGCAGGAGGTAGTTTACCTTGGACTGAGGAAAAGAAGAGGAGAGTTGTAGAAGAAGGCACGTATAAAAAATCTACCGAAACAAGAGAGAAGTTATTAAAAGCTGCCGTAGAGAGATTCAAAACAGAACCAGGTACTTTTACAGGAAAACATCATACAGAAGAGTTAAAAGCTTATTTTTCTGCACAGAGATCAGGTCAACCTGGTTATAATAAAGGAAAGAAATTAAATCTAAGTGCCGAACGTCTGATCGAGCTTAAGAAACCTAAAAGTGCAGAAGTTAAGAGTAAGATTAGCAGGACTCTCTGTAAGCTTACAGATGAACAAATAAGATTCTTACTGGAGGACTTTGTAGATGGTTTTGGAGAGAGGGCTAAACTGTGTAAGGAGTGGAATGTAGGACTAGATCAGGTAGCAAGAATAATCGGTAGAAGACGATCAAATAAAAAAACTAAGTTGTAATTAGTAAAAAAAATTACTATCTTAAAGAAAAATAAACTATATAAAAATGAAGAAACTGTTAATTTGGGATGGAGATGAAAGTCTTTGGAATGGAACTCTAGTTGAGAACGGCTTACAAGGATTAACTTTACCTGAAGGTAGATTTGAATTATGTAAAGAACTCAACGAAAGAGGAGTAATTCAATCTCTAGCATCATTTAATGATCAACAAGAAGCATTACTTGCTTTAGAAAAATTTGAATTAACTCCTATGTTTGTTTATCCTCAAGCAGTCTTTGGAGGAACTAAATCGGACTTGATTACAAAAATTAAAGAGGAGTTAAATTTATCTAGATATTCTGATATTGTCTTTGTAGATGATAATGGATTTAATCTTGCAGAAGTAAATAGTACTTTACCAGAAGTAATTACAGTTGATATAAAAGACTTCAATGAAGATACTATCTTAACTTACTTTACAAAAGATAGTTACTCAGATGATGATAGAAAAAGAGTTCGTAGATATCAAGAAGAGCAATTCAGAAAGCAAGCAGCTAATAGCTACTCAGGAGATAAAATGGAATTCCTTAAGAGCTGTCAAATTAGATTAGACCTATCTATAGCTACGGATGATGATTACGAAAGAGTAGTTGATTTAGTTAAACGAGCAAACAGAATGTCAGTACTATCTGAACCTCTAGATGATGTACGAATTCAAGAAGAGCTTCCAAACTTTGTTATTGGAAAAATTAGAGACAGGTTTGGAGATTATGGACTATCATCTTTACTTTGGCTATCAGAAGATAGACAGACTTTAAAAGGTATTGTTATATCTTGTAGGTTACAAGGAAAAGGAATTGGAAGTAGTTTACTAGGTTATTGGATAAATACTAACATAGGAAGGCAGATTGTTTCTAACTTTACTCAGACAGAGTTTAATGCAGCAATGATTGGACTTTATGATTGGTATAAGTTCGAAAAAGAAGATCAAGGAGATAATAAGTTTAAGCTATCTTTAGACTGTAAAGAAGTAGAGCTTCCGAATTGGATTGAAGTAAGTTATGAAAAGAAAGCCCTATCTAATAAGTGGATAAGTGAAGATGAAAATATCTATACTACAGTAATGTGGAAGGAGTCAGAGAAAAAAGCAATTTTAGATCTTACAGAAACTTATGGAGACGATATACTAAAAACTTTTAATTCAGTCTATACAGAAAGAGATTACTGGTATAGACATCCAGTTACTGTGGTTTGGCATAATGATGTAGTTATCGGATATCATGCTATAACTGTTAATTCAGATAAGTATTCTAATGTAACTAAAAGCTATTATATGCTAGCAAATCCTAATTATAGAGGAAAAGGATTAGGAGCTGAACTTATGGCAAGTTCTTTTCAATTAGCAAACAAATATAGAGTAACAGACTATATGACTAATTCAAATGAGAAGAATGATGGTGCAAAGCTTTATAAAGGCTTTGGTGCTAAGCCAGTAGATAGGAGAGAAAATCCATTTGGATCTTTTGATGAGATATTTGAATTTGACGTAAAAGGAATTTTAACGGTAGATGATTTTATCAAAAGCCTATGTTAGTATTTGATCACGTAGGAGCACTTGTATCTGATTTAGATGCAGCTATATTAGAGTATGAAAACTTAACAGGAGCAAAAGCAACAGCTCCTGTTAGAGTACATAGTCAAGGAGTTGAGATTTCTTTTGTAGGAGCAGTAGAACTTATTAAACCAGACATAGATACGCCTCTATCTCGACTACTTGAAAGAGGAGCTGTCTTCTATCATGGAGGTTATCGAACAAAAGAATTCGATAAAGAAGTTGGTAGATTGCAAGAAATGTCTTATATTGTAGTAGCAGAAGCATTTAATTCAGAAGTATTTGGCAATAGACGTTGTCAATTCTTTAAAAATAAATTAGGTCACTTAATCGAAATAATAGAAGAATAATATGAAAATAGGTTTTGTAGGTTCACATGGAACAGGGAAGACGACTTTACTTAAGGAGATCGAATCAAGAGATTTATTTCCTAATCATAAGATAATTTACTCTCGTAGATTAGATTTAGCTTATGGTCTAGATGTATCTCAAGATGGATATAAAGGATTTGGTTTTGACTTAGGAGTAGCAGCTTCTGATTCAATTAACTTATTTAGTTTAATGTTTCATGCATATGCTCTTAAGCATCATGAGGATATGATATCTGATAGATGTTTACTAGATGTATTAGCATATACTAAAAGTGAATACAATAAAGGATTAATTCAAGAAGCTACTTTAGACTTTATGGAGAAACTGATACTAAGAGACGTTGAACAGTACGACTACTTATTTTATCTAGAACCTGAGTTTGAATTAGAGGATAATGGAATACGTCCAGTTATGGATGGATTTCAAGAAGAAATAGATACTATCGTTAAGGACTATCTATATCGTTGTAGATATCGAATTCCTAATCTAATTCAGATAACTGGTAGTGTTGAAGAGAGATTACAACAAATAATAAATCATACTAAATAATATGACACAAGCACACGATGAGTTAAGAGCATTAGCCTCTAAGCACTTAGGAAAAGCAGGAAATGGATCAATAGTAGAAGCATACGTTACTCCAACAGAACATGATAAGACTTTGCTAGTTCCATTACCAAGATCTTTAAATAGAGCAAAGTCGAATATCAATAGCAATAAGTTTGTAGGATACGAAGTATGGCATGCTTATGAAATGTCCTTTATAGGAAAGACAGGAATGCCAATAACAGGAGTACTGAAAGTAAAATACTCAGCAACTTCGGAATCTATGATAG